CCCCAGTTACCTGGAAAAGCAGGTAGCCCGTCCGCAGCCGAAGCAAGAACACTTGCGCTTCGATGCGAATTCGACCACCCAACCAGTTTGTGACCCGATAATCGGGCGACAGCTCGAACGATGCAGCACATGATCAGCGTCATATAGGAGAACGTAAAACCGTTCCCCATGGTACTGACCATATTTAGCTTAGCACAGTAACGACCAATACCTTTCTCCTCCACCTCAACGGCGGGGCAGCGGTATCTTACGACAGCGTCTCTAAACCAAGACGGCGTCTGCTGGAGAACCCAAGGATGGGCAAGGTCGGAGGCACTCTCTAAATCGAGAGTGGACAGGGTCCCAGTTGACCCTATCTGTGCAAGGACGCGGTTTTTTGCCTGTTGATTGGCAAGATCAATACCGAATTCCGCTATGAGGATGCGTTCAATGCCTTCAGAAAGGCCTTTCTGCATCCACATATTAGCGGAGGGTTCGGTGGCGATCACGCGTCCACGATCGTAGGTTTTTGGTACGATTGAAATAACACTACAATCCCGCACGCTAACGCCATGTCGCTGTGAAGCGACGAAAAATGCGTTGGCGAGGGGCTCCGACAGGTTGTCAGAGCCAGTCACGAGGTCCCAAGTGGGACCAAGCCGTTCCGTTCGACTAACTGCCGAGCCAAACATCTTGTGATAGAAGTCCTTAGCCGAGGCGTCAAGAGACGCCTTGGGGCCGGGGGCTCCTTCTAAGTAATGTCTGGCAGGGCTATCGTCGATAAGCCCAGTATCTAGGGCTCTGGAGAGAACGTCATGAAGGGCGGATTTGAACTCGCCAATAAGATATTCATCCAGCGGAGTCTCGATCGAGGCAACTACATCGTGATCCCGAACATAATTATTAGCGCTGAAGAATTTATCCAACGCTAACGTTTGGGCCTCACGTGAGACGCCTGATCGGCCCTCGAACTTGCGGACACATTCAGCTACCAGTCGGTAGGCTGCGACGTCCCTTGGGTTGAGGTCGGGCCCCCAAGTGGGGGCTGACACACCGAGATCGGTGCGGATTGCATTAAAGAGCTTCTTGGACCGACTGACGTCGGATTCAGTATTTGTAGCACGCATACTATTGCTCCCAGTAGAACGAGGATAACCGCGACCAAACCGGTCACGGATTCATGCTTACGCACCGAGGTTACCGTCAATGACGGTGTCACCGAGGCCGCTGGCGATCGAGGTAAGAACCCCGATTGCTGCGGACAGCAGTGATTTTACGCCAGCGACGTCATTGATGTCAGCGCCCGCAGGAATGCGGATGTTTCCATCGAAAAAAGAGAC